AGAGGGTTCCGCTCGGCCATGATTCATTAGGCTGTAGGATAATCCGGCCCGGCTCTGAGGCGATATCCACATCCGCAGTGGTGAGCGTATTATCATAATCGTCATCACCTGTGAGCCGGTACGTTACAACCGCCGACTGTAACGGAGGATAAGGAATCCGGATAAACCGTTCATCTGGCCACTGCTTCAGATAGTAGGTCAAGGTCTGAGTGATAAACCTTCGCCCTGTCTCCTGCTCTGCCTGTGTCCTGGCTGCCGTTATCAGGCGGCCCAGAAGGTCATCTTCAGAAGCGTATGCCACGGCCTCGGCGGACGTTGTCGCCAGTTTGAGGTGTAACTTTGCCTCGATCAGGGTCACTGGCTCTGTTGGTGCACCTGCTACTATTCCGGTTCCTGAACCTGCCATTAACTTACTACCTCCGTGTCAGGATTGTCAAAATTCCATCCTGAAAGCTGCCTGAATATATAATAGGTCGCAGCATCAAGATAAAAAGTTACTTTTCCATTTGTATCTGTAACTCCCGAAGCCACAACATCGGTTCCAGCTTCATCCGTGGTTGCCCAAACATCCGCCCCAGGGATAGGATTTCCTGTGGTTGCTGCTGTCAGGGTATAAGTCCACGATATCGCCCCGGCCCCGCCGAGGGTATCCGTCTTCAGCTTAATCGCGTCGACAACTGTATCAACCGTTCCGATCTGAGTATCAAGGTTAGCCGCCGCCATTCCGATTGCAGTTCTGACTCCGGCGGCATCCAGTCCACTTCCGCTGCCGGTTGGTGCTTCTTCAAGGGCATTAGCTGTGAATCTTCTAACTCCTGTGTCGTCTTCGGTTGTTTCCCAGATATGATCCAATTTAGAACCATCAACCTCCATAGCTGTCTTTATCTGGGCGGTTGTGGGTGGCTCACTTGGTAGATCACTGACTATTGTGTAATCAGCAGTTACCAATGATCTTGCCTCGAATTCCGCCACCGTTGGGATGTCTTTTATAAGGGTATCAAGGGTGGTTCCCGTATCCTCTACAATTAACGCTGTCTCTGCTTTGATTGTATCGGCATGGACTTTAATCGCTTCAAGCGAATCAGTAGAGGGTTTGAATGTGGTTACATCTGCCCCTGTACTTAAAGCATGCGCCATAACAGTTCCGGCGACAACATAATCCTCCAAATCAGCATCAGCGGCTACGCCAGTGGTCACTTTTAATAGGTGATCAAGGTTGAGTTCTTCAAGGATTTTCCTAACGGCAAGGGCTATGATATTCGTGCCATGTGCTGTAGACCCCACATCAGCCGCAAAGGTGGCATTATCTATGGCTGCTGCCTTTATCGCTGCTGCTGTAATAGCATCATTGGTTATTGTTTTCGTGTTCACGTCCGGCGTTCCGGCGACTCCCGGAGTCAGCCATGCTGTGCCAAGAAGATGAGTCACATCTACCTGATTGTTTCTATTCTCAATTGAGAAATGAGCAACAACGGCATTGATAGTCGCACCGTCGACCGTCACCCCTTCAATTCTCACAAAATAATCATGTGCCACGACCCAAAAGGCACCCACCGTATCATCTGAGGTATCTATCTTAATCATGTGAGAGCCGGTGATGCCGTCAAAATCAATGCTTACCGTGATACCTGCGGCATTGTTCCGTTGAGCGTCACTATCGTCTTTGTGAATATGAACGTCAGTATTGGCAAAGTTCGTGATTGTTGACGATGCGCTCGGATCATCTGATGTAAAGGTATTGAACATCACATAGACCGTTGCATCCTCTTTAAAATCTCCAAGATACTTCATTGAATTGGCCCTCCAAACGGCCCCATTAACGGGCCATCAAATATACTTGTTGGTGCGACTGCACCACCCGCCCCCTCCGTAATAGAAAGGTAGGGGTCGTAGGTAGTGGAAGTTCCCTCGCTGTAATACCATGAAGAAACATTCACCGCAGATGACGTTTTTTCGTTTAAATCATGGTCGCCCCTTGTTCCAATATAGGTAGTCCCTGAATTATTTATGGATATAACAGCAGTATCTAATTCCGTATGATTATAGTTAGCACTTGTTGCGGCAGGGAATGAACCGGCTGAAACTTCTCCCCACTTAGCCACAGCATAATCGTTAACGTTATCAATTACTGTATTCGTGGTCGTCACAAAATGGAGTATCTCTCCGGCACCTTGAAACTTTTGACGATACAGGTATATATTTGCGGTATCTACTGGGTATGTCATTCCAGACGTATCAAAAGGAAGCAGGACTCGCCAAATTACATAACCTTTACCACTTAATGGATAATAATATGACCCATGATTACTGTACGCTGACGTGGTTAAATAACTAGTACCAACAGCCTTAGCCACCGCTTCGGCAATAGTATCACCACCACCGAGGACATCCCAACGCACATATCCATCAGCAAAAGTGCTATAATAAGTATCTGCATCAATCAGATATTCAGAAGGCAAATCAAGTTTTGAAAAATCCTCATCATTTTCTTTTATGTAAGTGTAGGTTCCGTTAAGGTTATCAATAAGGCTATGTTTCAACTTCGGTACATGGCCCATCCACATTTCAGGAGTAGTGCCTTCGTCTGCTATAATAAGAGGTTGAAGTGTTTCAGCATTGACAAGATAAGGCTTCCTAATCTTGTATCGGAACTCTTTTGCCTTATCGTTGGTGTAAATCCAGAACTCTCCATCCTTTTCCTCAATGGTAAGACCCTTTAGATGGAGGGTATATTCAATCCTGAATCCTGAAATCGCATTAGTCGCCTTGACCATCTGGCGGGTACGTTGGCGGGTACTCTGAATAACTACGTTACCAAGGTCATGGGATATGCCTGAAAGAACATCGGTTTTGCTTGTGTCTATAAGCTCAGTCTTGCCGTCAAACTTAATGCTATTTATTGAAAACTCAAGACTCTCCGTATTGAGTGCTTGGTTAAAATCCCTTCTCAGCCCAAGATACTTTTCCGTTACTCCATCTTCACGGAAGCCAACACTCACGACGTTATTTGAGCGGAGATAGATATTCGTTTCAAGGATAGCACTCGACTTAACTTCAACAGCCTTGATGTCAATCGGGTGCATCGCTCCGAGTTCATCTATAAAATAATGGGGATTGTGAGGGGCATAGCATCTGCGCTCCTTCTTCCCATCACTCCAATAGACATGCTCCTGTGAGCGTTTGCCCTGAATTGGTGTTGTGTTAGTTATGAAAGCTTTTGTAACTTCAGGCATTTCCCCGTTGTCCTATCATGCTTTTAACAGCAAGAAATGTCCTCTTGACAAATCCCGTTCCTTTTATTTCCTCTGTATTGAACAGGAAGAAACTTCTCCCATATGTTTTGCCGGATACGGTATATACAACATCACCTAGCCCCTTCAAACGAACATTATGGCTCCCTCTGGTTATCTTTGAAACTCCGTTACACTCAATCACTTCCAATCTTTTTTCATTAAATTTCATTTCTTGATATCCTTTATTTCCTATATCACTGTGTTAGTTATGAATGTCTTGTCTGGCATATTGCCTCTCTACTGTCTGAGCAGTCCTATTTCCTCAGCCTATAAATCACGGTACAAGTTGTATGACGCTTGGAGCCACGACACCTGAGGGTCTTGTAAACTCGAAAGGGTCGGAGAAATCACTATAAATATAGCCTCCCCAAAGCACGAATGCCCTCGCAGTAATAATATGAGTGCCGACAGAAATTGCGGAAAGGTCAATTAGGAATGATCCGTCAGCCTCCATTGTCCCCTCATAAATGACGTTCCCATCTTCAACGATCTGATAGGATGCCCCGACATTCTCGACCGCTGAATCACAGACAAGAAACGGTGCGGCATATATCTTCCCGACACAGAGAAGGACCACAAAGATCATAATTAATATTGTTAAAAGTTTCTTCATTTCAAACCTCCTATTCACTTTATTTTTATTATACCCTGCGTTAATCCCAATTTTCTTACATCACTTGGAATCGGCGCTTTACCTTCTAAAATATCATCCGCTTCTTCAATGAGCATCTTCTGCCCCTTGCTGCCGTGCGATAACACGGCATATTTAACAGCATAATACCATGCTTCGGTACAATATAACCTTCTCTTATCAAGTTCGGCTTTCCCGAATAAATTATCAATAAAAGCACCCTTGTAGTCATATTTGATTTGGGTGCCGACAAAATCAAGAAGTATCCTGCCAATCTCAGTCCTTAAATCATCAAGCTCTTCTCTTAAAAGCCTTACCCAGGCCTTTCCCCTATGATGTTCTAATCTATAATGTATTCCGGTGAGAACGACACCATGTTCAAGAGCTTCTATTTGAAACAGCCTTTCCTTATAATACACGGGTAATCTAATCGCAGCCGAAGTATGATTAATGTAATCGGATTTAATCCTGATTAACATTCCAAGCAAAGTATTAGATCGCCATTCAATGGGGTCGCCTGTTTGAATCAGATTCCTGTTTTCGTCGTACATTTATTCTCCCTCGGCTTCTATTTTCGCGTTCTCGTAAGAACAATACAATTTTTCACCTTTATCGTTTACATCGCCAACCCAACCCCACCTTGCCTTAATGCCCCTTACATCAAGATGAAATCCTTTATTGTTCCAGGCGGGATAAAGCCCAAGCCCAACTCTGTTTTCAACTTGTAATATTGATAAAGACTCTTCCAGTCTTATGATTTGGTTATAATATGTGTTATTAAAATCAATAAAATGAAAATCAACAGCATCACCCTTGGGATGATAACCGGTCCCCCCGCCTGAGTATCCACGATGAATTATAATACCCATACGGGTGACATCACATATTCCCTGTAATAATAAAATAAGTAACCCGTTCATTTTTGAAGAATCACCCCAGGCTTCTTTAGCCTGAAAGTTCTTCATGTATGTGAATATTGATTGCGTTTTTTCACCTCTCTACTTCCCATTCCTTATCTGGTCAATCTGCATCTTTGTTAAGTCTGAAATTCCAGTCTTGATTTCTGAGATATCCTTCCCGATTTCCTCAAACCTTGTTTCTACAGTTGTTTCAACTCTTGTGAGTCGGCTTTCCTGCGACATAACGGAAGTGAAAAAGAATCCGAACGTCCCTATAATGAGAGCAATCACAAAAACCCATCTAACTGTAAGTGTCGATTCGGAACCTTTTTCAGTATTCATTGAGTATCTCCAATTCTACCCGTGGATATGATATATGCCCTCCTCGTTTTCTTCCAGTTTGTTCCATCGTAAGTGATATACCGGGCTTTCGTATTATATTCAAAGTATGTTGAACCGATAGAAACATCGGTCGGTTTTATGTCAGTTGAAAGCCCGGTATATTCTTTGATGGTCGTTACCAATTTAACAGCCATATCTTACCTCTTACACAGCTTCAATATAGGCGCCTTCGTCAAGAGGGATATACCAGACGGAGAACTTTGCTGCCCCTGAAGTAAGCGATGCAGTTGTTGATTCTATTCCAATTGCCCCACCGACATCGACTTGTCCGACTATGTAGGGTGTCGGTTGTGCCATTGATGCACCTATACCGCTGAAGGTAGTTGCACCACCGATTGTACCAGCCGCCAAAATTCGTATCCCTACCGCCAAGTCAGCAGCAGTCAAGGAAATGGCACTTAGGTCAACCTGTGCCCCGCCAGTTGGTGTGAAATAATACTTTACCAAAGTGGCAACTGTCGGAAGTACAGTCGTGATTTCTCCAATAAGTTGAGTGATCAGAACTCGCCCATTACCAACAGTGAACAGCGGCCATTTGACTTGCGCACCCCAGCCTGTAGCAGCAAGAGCGGCTGTATCAATCCGCATGCCATAATTAATATCAGCAACCCTGGATCGTGTTGATTTATTATAATTAGCCATTTGTTAGCCTCCTATTTAATTTTATTAACTATCTTGGGTTCTTTCAGTTTCTTGATTTCATCTTTCAAGACTGATATCTCCGCTTTTAATGCAGAGTCATCAAATGCCTTGACTTTCGGAACCTTGAAACTAACCAGAGCCTCCGCTATCATTGATTTGACTTCGTTTTTATCTTCTTGAAACATGGCAATCTCCTAAGGGGGAGACCGAAGCCTCCCCGGTTAAGTTACGCTATCGCCGTAAGCGGTGCTTCTTGCTGATACCTTGCACCAACCAACTGATATAGGACGGAAGCCATGGATGTGCCTCCAGTGGTCGTATGAAGCGCCACACAGCTATACCCAACGCTCAGAATTGACGCATCAATGTAGAACACCACGATCTGATTCTTAGTCCCAGCGTGAAGAATCGTATACGTCAGAGCATCGGTCTGTCTGACCATCACATCGCTTGACGCGGTATCAGTATTGATCCAAATCTGGAACTCAGCACCAGTGGTAATCGCCTGCGATCCAGTCGGTGTAACGTCGGTAGCCTCTAGTACGGTCAGCACCAAGTTAGCCCCGGCGATATAACCGAACATGGTTGTAATCAAAACACCTTGGGCGTTTTTCAAGCTGATATAATCACAAGTATCAACATTGGCGTCCAAACAGGGTGCTTTCCCTTGGATAACCGGTAATGTTTCTGGATTGATCATCATAATATTACTCCTTTATTTTTTATACCCCCACCCGAAGGCAGGGGCAGTTAAAGTTATCTACTCGCGAGAGCAACAAAATGACTCTGCGTGAAATTAGTTCCACCCTTATAAGGCGTAAGTGCGGAAGCTCTCACAGGCTGACCATCTACTCTCAGGACGAACCTGAATACGCTTTCGTCGTAGATGAACCTGACGTGAATAGACACATCAGACTGAATCCCGCCTTTCTCGGCAAGAACATAACCTTTGGCAAAATCGGCAAGAACAATATCACCAACCGTTCCGAGGGTTGCGGCCTGCTCAATGGGAATAACCGGAAGACCCATCAGGGTAGCATAGGGTTGTCCACTCAGTCCACCAGGGGGCATATAAACTGCGCTACCGCCCGTACCAACCGCCAGACTCATAGTATGAAGCTGCGGCTGTATATTCTGGTTGATGTACCACGCTGCATTGGGGAGACTGGAAGCAAAGAGCCGAGAATACATCTTAACGATATTCTCAGTAACCACCGTTGCGGCATCCTGACCAGATTCCTTTGCTACACTTACAAGGCATCCAGCATTGAGAACACCAAGAGGCTGTCCAGCGCCGGTTCCGTTTATAATCGCATCATCCAAAAGGAAACCGAACTCATTAACAAAGCCAGTTCTAATTACACCCTCAAGGGCCATTGCATCATCCATCAGCTCATCAGTAGCGTAACAAAGACCAACCAGCTTATTGAGATTGAGTTCAATCTTTCTGAATTTCGGCTTGGAAGCTGTTTTCTCTCCTGCTTCATCCGCCCAATAACCGATAATTCCACCAGACCGAGAAGAAACCCTGGAAGTCTCATCAACTCCATTGATCTTCATGGAATTGGCATTGCCGGAAATCTGAATCCTACGGCATTTGTCGGCAAGAATACCAGTCTTAAACACATCTTCCAGAAGACCGGAAACATAATCCTGCTGCACAAGAAAACCGCCATCAGAAGGTACAGACTCACCAAGTCCAGTAGCTCGCTGATTGTAAAGCCTGGGGTCAATATTCCCACCGGGGAGGCCAGCTCTCATAACTGACATCATCTGTTCACCAAAAGAACCAAAGCTGTCTTTGGCGCGATCCTCGCCAACCACTATTCCAACGAGTGCGGGTTCCGTTTCCGGCGCGGCGGGAGTCTCAAGCAGGGTTGTCATTCTCTCCTGGCGTTCCATAGAAGTTACAATCTTTCTGATACTTTCTACGGTATCCAAAAGCTCATTTTTCAGACTGAGTTCTGCTTCGGTAATCTCACGATTTTCTGCCGTGCATTTTGTGTCGATATCAGCAACCTTTTTCATAAGATTGCCAATATCCTCTCTATACTGAGTTAAAGTTTTCATAAAGTCCTCCTAAATCTGTGATGGGGCCGCCAATTCAGCCCTCGTTAGTAAATCGGACACTCTATCTTCTTTGGCAGGCTCAGCATCACGCGGAGGGACTTCTTCTTCCTCTTGAGCATCACGCTCATCGGGAGCTATAAGTCCTTTAGCCAGGATTTCCTTCGCTTGAGTTCGACTGCACCCGGCATCACGCAGGGCGCGTTCTAATTCACGCGGATTCAATTCATCTTCTTTTGGTATGTATTCCATCAAGAACCTTACCTCGTCTTCGGTAAGCTCCTCTCCGGCTTTTATCCTTGTAATTATTGCATCCAACGCGCTCCAATCGACAATCTTTTCAGCATTACCAAACAGCGATCTCACTTCGGCTGAAGTTGTCGGATAGGCCGGGAAAGTGACAATCGAAACGTCAAAAAGGTTTACGTCCTTGAGTATCCGGGTGTCTTCGTTGTAATCGTCTTCGGCCTTGTTCACCGTGAAGCCGAAAGACATCTGACTTATATCCCCCCGTTTCATGGATATCATCAGGTCATTCGCCCATGTGGTAGGAGTAGGATCAATTTCAACAGCAAGCCCCTTTTTATCCTCGGCAAGTCTCAAGGTTCCAGCCTTATTCCTACCAAGAACAAAATTGGAGTCATGATTCATTAGGGCCCTGACATCATCCTTCTTGAGCGAGTTCTTAAACGCTCCAGGTGCAATCTTCTCCCGGAACCAACCATTAATATCTGCCCAGACATCGAAGACTGCGGCATATCCTGTAATTTTGGGAGATTCATCACCTTCAATCCGCAATTCGGCAGGCATATATCTCCGTTCTATTTCGGTATCACTTTGTCTTTTAGACATGATTAACCTCCATATCTTTTTTCATAATTCTTGATGACTGCTTTTTCTTTTGGTACTTTTCCCTTTACAACCATTTCTATCATTTCTAATGCCTGTTCCATTGAAATCTTGTTACTTGCTAGGAACTTCATCAGTTTCTTCGTCTGCATTGTCTTTTCCTTCTGTTATTTTGGGTGATTCTGGTTCTTTGCCTACATCTTCCAGTGGCATCATATTCATCGGGACCAAGTGAATGTCTCCCCCGTCCACGGGGTCCATGTCTTCCTTCGCTCTAATTTCATTTACGCTCATAGCACCGACAATGAACATCGAAGCATAGAAAGCTGACCTGCTCGCCGCGTCTCCCCTGAGTAATCCTTCAAGAATGTGCTTAAAATACAACTTCTCCTGTGAATATTCCTTCAAAGTTAGGAGTTGCATATTATAATTCTGCTCAAACCTGATACACCATGGCAGAATGGAATCAGTCACGAATGATATTTGTTCCTGTTCAATATTTGAAAATGAAGACTTTGTAAGGTCTTTTAGTTTGTGTGGGGGGAGATTAAACCAACGCGCTATTTCGGGGATCTGGAACTGCCTACTCTCCAAGAACTGTGAATCATTCGGAGGAATGCCAATATTCTCTATCTTCATTCCGTCCTGAAGCAGCATTAGCCTGTGAGATTTACCAAGTCCGCTGTATGTGGTCATCAGGGATTCTTTCATGTCGGCTTGTCTCGCCGGATCGAGCTTCCCTGGATGGGAAACAATCACTCCTGGGTGTGTACCTTGACCAAAATAAGTGCTTCCAAAGGTTTCCATCGCCATTCCAAGGCCGATTGATTTACGAGCTAGCGCAATTATAGAGTAACCCTGAAAGCCGTCAAAGCCAAGACCTGGAATGTGCAGTATCTTCTCTCTAGGGAAAGTCTTAACCTCTGACCCAACCATGATGTCATAGACAAGTTTTCCGTCCTGCATCTTGATCTTGACTACTTTGTTTGGAGGGATAGGCCACAGCTCAACAATCCTTCCCAAGTTATCAAAAACCTTTTCAGCATATCCGTTACCCCACATTAAGGCATGGGACTGTAATAATTCACGGCCAGCCATTGCAGTCATGTAGGGATTCCATCTGTCGTGCATGACACCATAAAGGGGCTTCTGATCTGCTATTTTCTTCAGCTTGCCTTCTTTCCTCATTAAATGAAGTGGAAGTGAGCCGATAGTGCCTGAGATTAGGGATTGTGCGTTATATACTGCGGAATTATTAAGTGCGGTAAACTCGGTGACTGTTTCACCTGATAGAGATTGTGAACCAGCAAGATTCCAAAGAGAAGGATTCCATGCCTTATCATTCGTAAGACTAAGATCACGCTTTTCTCTTGTGAGCCTGTTCATTATACCCATTTACTCTCCTCTCACACCCACAAAGAACAACAAAAACCCACAAACAGCAAAGGATACCCAGGGAATGAACTGATACAATCCATAGCCCAACATAACGAGTCCACCGAAGACGAAAATATCCCTGATTTCAAAAGCCATCCACAAGCCTTTGAACAGGGACTTGATAAAGTTGCCTACTTTTCTAATGATTCTCACCGCATAGCCTTAACCTACTGGGATATGGTTAGCGCACGGTGGGATTGTCGCACGTTGTAAGTGTTATGTCAAGGGTTTTTATCCCAGCGCCTTATGGCAATCCACACACACCAGAACCGGCGTCTGTGTCGTCAACTCTTGCCCTGTCGGTGAGATGATTGCCGATATGGTACTCACCTTAATCGCCTGCATGAAATACTCACAGCCACATTCACACGCCCTTGGTTTCGCACTCTCCATTTGCTTCGGGGTGAGCTGGATTTGCTGACCCGGCGCGAGTTGCTTCATCTTCATCCCTGTGTTTTTTAGTCGTTCCATTGCTTCTCCCATTAGTTTTCTCCTTTCAATTCCTTCTCAATTATCACCCGCGCCATTTGTGCCACTGGTCGGCTCTCCTCTTCCGCCCTCTTCTTCAGGGCTTTGTGGGTGTCTTCGGTTAATACGATTGTGATTGGATGCTTTTTCATGGTGTGGCCTTTCTTATATTTTTTGCAGTCATTACTTCACCAGCCTCGACCATCTCTTTGTACTGCGCTCTGTGCGCCTCACATACTCTCAAGATTGTCTTGTCTGGATCGTAACAGCTATAAACGCAGCCACACTTTAGCCTGACTCTTGGATCGGCCTGTGAGCCTTTGCGGAATCTCCAGTTGCTCATCCAACCCACACCTTGAGCGCCCAGCCAGCAACCCCACCTATACAGAAAACTATCGCCATTATGATCACTTCAAATATCCACGCTTCAGTCTTTGCTTTCATCTCACACCTCCCTTAGTGCTATTGAGCGGTCTTGTCAAGTATCCTTATAACTACTTGGATGCCTGCTCGCTCTTTGGTCTCTGCATCATACTTTAGGCATTCTTTGTCAAATTCCTTCCAACTCAACCCACTTAGTATTTGCAACTGGTCTTGACGGGGTAGCCAGACTAACCCAAGGTATGTTTCTTTATATCCCCCAACTATATCACCCCCCTCGTCATTATCCCAATGTAATACTTCTATTCTGTCACCCTGCAACCGATAAAATGAGCCATATTGATCGGTATCACAATCAACCTCATCAAAGGGGTTGAATGGGCTTTGTTTCTGTATCTCAACCGCCTTCTCGCACATCTTTATGTATTCAACTCCGCAATCCATAGATCCCCTCCTTATCATTAAAATAAACTACTCCGTTGTACAAAGTTGGAATTTCATCTCTCCCCTTCCCAGAGCAAGCCCTCCGGGTGGCGGTTGGTTTATGCGTGCGCTTTTCCCTTCCCCTCAAATTCACGGCCCTCAGATAGGGTCATGCTGGTATAAAATAGTATATTTTCATAGTTATCTGATAATCCGTGTTTTCTTGCTCTGTTTATTGCTACTCTGGCAGTGAACCCGCCCTTTATTTTACTGAGAATCTCTTGGTATAGTGTTTTTGCTTTCATCTTTCGTTCCCTCCTGTTTTTGATTTATCTTATATCGGGGTGAATGTAATGTCAAGCTTTATTTTTAATTATTATCAAATAAAATTAGAAGGCCATTGAATCGATCATCTCCTGCTTGGTCATGTCTTTGTAAGCTGACTCTTCCACTTCCACGATCATGTCTCTTGCCTTTAATCCAAGCGCCATTGCCAGGGTGACAGCCCCATCTATGCGGAACCGACTGGCTGATTTATCCAGTTTTCTATTCCCAGCGGGGTCTGGTTTCCCGGTCATCGCGTTAGAAATATTCCAGGTCATCACCGGATTACCATCGTGGATAAGTTTCCTTTCAAGGATTGCAACCTCAAAAGCATCTATCGCCGGGGCCATGTCCTTAAAACCCTGCCCCCACGGAACAAGTCTAATCGCCCCATCTATCGGGTCATCCTTCCCCTCGACGTAAACATTTAACCCGATCCGGTTGCAGGCATTAAGGAAGATGTCAATCCTCCATCGGTCAAATGCTATCCCACAAATGCGATATTCCGTTGCGATTTTGGCGATACGTTCCACGACCCAGTCATATTGTACCGCGCGGCCAGGTGTTGTTTCGACATAGCCTTGTTTCTCCCATACGGTATAAGGCACCCTGTCTCGGAGTTCGTGTTCCTTGATTGACGCTTCAGGCTTCCAAAACCACGCCTTGACGCGACTATCCTTCCCCTCGGTAACACCAGTAAGGGACGTTAAGTCCTGCGCTCCTGAGAGGTCGAGGGCGAGATATAGACCCTCTTCTGGTTTGATGGTGTACTCACCCTGGCATCCCATCCATTCGGCGCGTGGAATGAGGGGGGCCTGGGCATCGATTCTCATATTCAGGTATAAATTGCGGAATGACGCTTCAAATGTCGGCATCCTCTTCGCTCGTTTTGCGGCAATTTTCATTTCGGAAAGGGATCTGAATTTGCCGAGTGCTGGATTTGCCAGCCGCCACAATTTAATACTTTTGAATATATCCTCTTCGTCTGCGTCATCTGGGACCGCGTAAAGGTGACATACTGTGGTCGGGTCTTCCCCGGTCAGTCCATCATCAATGAGCTGGGAAAGGATATGCTGTGGGTCGTTTGACTGGGTAGAGATCACAATGAAGAGAGGCTCTTCACGAGCGGCCATTGATGTGTCAAGGGCATCATAAAGCTCCCGGTTCCTGGCCTGAGCTAACTCGTCAAAACATACACCACTTGGATTTAATCCATACTTTGTTCCAGCTTCAGCAGACAGCGCCTTATATGTAGACCCGTTTGAATAGCAAACCATTGTCTTTGTTGAATCTACAATTTTAATCAGCGATAATAGCTCTGGATCTAATCGAACTATCTGTGAGGCGTACCGAAAGACAATCCCGGCTTGCTCCCTTTCATTAGCAGCACTGTAAAACTCACCGTTAATGATACTCTCTGGACCAACTAAGTGAGTCAAGACCAACGCAGCAGTCATAAAGGATTTTCCGTTTTTCCTTCCCATGCTCAATATGGCACGCCTTACAATTCTTTTGCCGTCTTTATTAACAGGGC